AGCCTATTCTCCATACCATTTGATAAGCAATTAAGGGATGTTTTTATCTCTCTTATCTCCCTGTCATTTTGTAGGAAAATAAGGGGAGTTATTTTAGTTCTTATTTCCCTATCATTTTGTAAGGAGAAAATCCAAATTAACGAAGTTAATAAGTCTCCTTATCTCCTTACAGTTTTTCAGGGAGCAAAATCAAAATAAGCGATGTTATTTCCTGTCTTATTTCCTTACCGTTTGACAAGGAGAAAAACGAAAATAAGGAGCTTTTAAATTTGTCTTAACTCCTTATCGTTTTGTAAGCAATTAAGAAGGCTTATTGTCATCCTTATCTGCCTACCATTCTGCAAGGAGTAAATCCAAAATAAGACGGCTAAAAACTTCGCTTATCTGCTTGTCGTTTCTCAGGGAGTTAAGGAGGGTTTTTATTGCTCTTATTTCCTTGATAAATGATAGGGGGATATACCCCACTTTCTCGGGCTTCGCTCGAGCTTCAAGCTATGTAATCTTCTCTGTTCAAAAGCTATTTTCTCGGAGTTCACTCGGAGTTCAACACACATAACCCTGCCATTTGTCAGGCATATTTTTTGCCACTACCTAACCAAAACCTCACCATTGGAAAAGTTCGATACCTTACCAAAACCTTACCGTTCTATGGTTCTAAAAAAGTAGCTATACCTTAGGGTAATCTTAGGGTTCTATCACTAGAAAAAAGCCCTGTACCTTTGTAAAACCTTAGTATTTTGATCTATGCTACCTTGTACTAACCTTGTACTTTTTATATGTAACCTAACCCTTACCTCACCCTTTTTTGGAACGCTCTACTTACTTAAATCCTTGATATATCTAGCTTTTTTAACATTCAAATCGTCTAATATGTAGTATTTGTTTGTTTTGTAAATTGCACACTACTACAAATTATCATGTAATAAACCAAATCTATTGGCTTAAATACTAAAAGGGGATTGCTCCCCTCTGCACACTCGTTTAAAGTATTGCGTCCATATTGTCGTCCAGATAATTAGATTCTAAGAAAGTGATTGCTCCATCCACTCTTTGTTTTACAAACTCAGGATCTTCCATCAATCTCTTATAATTCAGCTCATCGACTGCTCTAGCAAACTTATTCAACAAGTCTTTTGTTCGATTGCTATTATCCGCTGGGATATACTGCGCTAACTCTGCACTGTTTGGGTTGCCATTTCCAAAAATATCCCCCAGGGCATTTCTGAGAAGCGATAAGGCCGTATAATCGTTTTTGTAGTGGTCTATCAACGCTTTACCCGTAGATACAGCTAACGCCCCACTCTCAAAAAGTTTTACGGTATTTTGCAACGCTGCTTGATAACCAGGATCAGTCAATAGTTTTACTTCTGATTCTGCTCTTTGAGCTTCTTTTTTCGGTAGTAAATTGTCTGCGATTGTTTTCAGCTCATCATAATATGCGCCATACCAACTATCGTATTTGAATTTAATTGCTTCCAGCTCATTCTCTTTGCCTTCAGTGCTCAAAAATTGATTATTATTTACTTCATCAATTTTTCCTGCAAGGTTATCGATTGCCCCTTTCAACGCTAACATCTTAGTAATAATTGTTTTTTTGTTCATTCTTTTTCCTCTTTCTAATTCTTTCAATCGTTTACAAGTATCGTCATGTTACGGTATTCCATTTTTAAAACTGTTTTTTCTGCTCGTATCAATCCATAAGGATTTTTGTATCATATTCACTCCTAGCACCAAAACAAAAAGGACACCGAAAAAGCCAGGTAGCTTAATCAGTGCCCTCGGTTGTTCCGATAGACTCTATTTCTTTGTTTCACTTCGCACCAGATGGGAAAATCTCCCATCTTGAAAATGCAAGGTCACACTCCCAAAAGTCGGGGAAGCCTCTATGCCTATTTTACCATTTTTCTGGTACAAAATAAAGCCTTGCTGCAACAGCCTGTCTAAATCATCCATACGATCCTCCATTTCATTTTTTCTTGACTTTCATTAACCTAGAGCGCTACGAGCGTCTTCTACTTGATTAAGTTGTAGTACTCATTGACCTAAAGCGTTGATATTAGCGATATTTTCAACTATTCCAATGCTTTTTACTACCCTTTTTAGTGTACTTTAGCCTTTAAGCTACTGATTGAGTATCGTTTATCCTTGATAGTAAATGACTTGAAAAAGTTACCCTCTAGGCCTGTTCTAACACGGCTGGCCACTCGATCACTATACAAGCTAGCGATCTCTGAACTGCTTAGATTTGTAGTAATTATAGTCTTGTCTCGATTACTGAGAATATCAAAGATAAACTCTTCTTCCCAGGACGATTTGCCTTTACTACTAGCGTTGTCCGATTTTATACCTAAATCATCAAGTACTAGGTAATCAACCTCTTTCAGCATTCTTGAGTAGTAGCCCTCTTGGCTAGTAGAATTAAAACTCTCTCTAACTCGCCTAAGGATTTCTGTTAGATTGACAAATAGCACGCTCTTAGGCTCTCCTTTGGCTTTGTAACCCTCGTTTATAGCCTTAGCAATGGCAACGCTTAAATGGCTTTTCCCTATGCCTGTAGAGCCTGTAAATAGGGTATTTCCCGTCATACCGTCGAGGTATTTATCTACCTGCTCCCTAGCAAATGCTAATAGTTGCTTTTCCTCGGCTGTCTCAGCTATGAAATTCTCAAAGCTGGCCTCTTTAAGCTCTCTAGGGATTGTACTGTCTCGCATAAGGACATTGTAGGTTTTCAGATATGTCTCAGCATTTAGGGACTTATCTACTCCCTCCCTATCCTGCCTCTCTATTAGTTCCTTTGTGCATTCAGGACAAAACTCTTGTACACTTCGTTCCTTACTGCCCCTTTTAGGTGTTGAAATTTGCCAATAATTGACCTTGTGAACCTCACATACCTTTTCACTAATTTTTCTGTTGTTATATTGCTCAAATTTATTTTCCATTGCTCACCCTCCTAAAATGGGTTTTCTTCTGTTCGTGTTTTTAGCCATTCCTCACGGCTAATAGGTACTGCTTGCTTAGGTGACTGTTTCAGCTTTTGACGTTGCTCCTCATGCTGCTTAACTTGCTCAACTGTTCTAAGTCCTAACCCTTGCCAGTTTGAAAGAATTGACCTGGTATATCTAATTGACTTACCAGCGTTTAGGATAGTTACCTCAAGAGCATAGACAACTAACTCTTTGCCATGAATTTCTAACAAGTCTCTCACTTCTTCCATCATTGTCCCATTGACTGACATTTGACCAAAAGCCGACTTTAATTTTTCAAAGATTGGATTTTCATGCTCGTCCTCGTCATTCTGACTTGACCTAGATTGACTTAGATTATCTTGACTTGACTTATATTGACTTATATTGGGTAAACCAGTGGTTTCCGTTTGGTTGTCCATTGGTAAACCAGTATATTTCTCAGGTGGCTTTTCTAATAAATGCTTATAGATACTAGGACTGTATCTGTCTTTTCTAACAGTATTCTGCTCATGAAAATCCACAATAAAATAAACCATTTCATCATTAAGCGGCCTGATAAATTCCTTGACTATCAAAAGTCCCAGGCTATCCTCACTAACCCCTATCATTCTAACAACAGGGAAAGCCTCTACTACTCCATCATCATCTGAGTTTTGAATTAAATGAAAATATAGAGCCTGTGCCTCTAACGGTAGTCTCAAAAATCTCTGAGTTTGGGTTACTGTCTTACTTATCATTCTACGATTTCCCATTTTTCTTCCGTTGCACCTCCTTGTTAATTCCCCTGATGATGTCATAATAAGAGTGACCGGCAGGAATGACATAGCCCTCTGTTTCAAATTCCACCCATTGCTCCACACCGTCCACAATTACCTTACGTAGATTTGTGATGGTGGGCGTCCATTGTTCTTTTTTCTTTGTCACTATTCCCCCTAATCTACTGCAAGAAAATTGTATATATCGGTCTTGCGGTAATAAATCTTCTTACTGTTCTCAAAAGGCGACTGATACGGTTTTAAACCGTGCTTTTCCCAGTTGTTTAACGTAGTTCCACTGATCCCTAACTTGTCTAGTAAATCAGGCCTAGAAATTAAGTCCCAGCCGTCGTTATGCTGTTTTTCAAGCTCAAGCCTTTTCTCTAAGTGATCTCCCACTTTCTCCAGTAGCTCAAGCTCTGCCTCTCTTGATAATAGTTGCATATTGCACCCCTTTTCTAATTGTTCCGCTTGCCTGCTAGTTGAATATAACACCCATAGCAAGGGTTTAATTCCTCTCTTGGTGTTTCTATTACCTGGAGGTTTTCTCGCTCCATTTGGGCGCTTTTTTTGCGGTCTCGGTGGTTTAGATAAAGTAACAAGCCAATCAATACCATCATGAAGATAACCGCCTGTGTATTGGTTAAATCTAGCTCATTCATTTTGATAACTCCCTCTGTTTTTTATCCTTTCGCGCTTAGATAGGCTTTTAGTTCTTCTGGATTGTCACATTCCAGTAGCTGATATGCCACAGCGTCTAGTTCCTGATACATTACATCCATCTGGTCATATACCTGGCTTAGAAAGTTATTTAGGCAGCTCAATAGAATAGCTCTATCTGGCTCGCTGTCCATGGCTAGCATAAGACTGTTAGCATATCCTTTTAGAGTATCTATTCTCGTCATAACGTTTGTAGCACGTCGGCCTTGTTCTTTGATTTGCTTAACTGTCAGAGCAACTGTTTGATTTTGGTCTTGTTTTTTCATGGTATTTACCTCGATTTTTTATGTAATTAGAGTTTTTTGAAAATCCTTTCTTGTCGTAAGCCTCACGCTCAGACTCGCCAAAGTTTGAGAGCGTGAGGTGATACCAGTTTTAAGAGTTGGCGCTCTCTCGTCTGGGCACAAATCACTATTTTGTGATATAATTAAATAAATACCTAACTAAATCCCATACTTGCTTTTTGTGGTTTTAGTTGTTTGTATGAAAAGCCTTGCTGATTTGGTCGTATGTTAAGGCTTTTTTTGTTGATCAGATTTCTTTTAGTGAAAGGTAGTAAGAAATCTTATAAATCTTCTACTAGCCAGTTCATAACTGCCTCATAGATACGCTTTGGAGCGTCATAGTCTCCATTTTCAACTTTGGTATAGGTTTGTGGTTTAATCCCTAATTCCTCAGCTACAGCCTTCTTAGTCTGCTGAGCTTTGGCACGTTTAACACGTACCTTTTCAGCTAACTCATTTGTAATTAGCATTCGCTTCCCCTTTCTAACGGCCTTTTTTGCCGTGGTTTGATTGTAATTATACGACATTTAATTACGTATGTCAACTATTTTTGTTATTTTTTGATTTTATTATGGCCTTTTTTGCCGTAATAGGTTATAATTTACTCGAAAGGTAGAATCTTACGTATGAATAGAATTAAAGAATTGAGAGAAAATATAGGATTATCTCAAGAAAAATTAGCTAAAAACCTATCAATAAACTTACGAACATTACAACGCTGGGAAAATGATGAGACAGCTATACGAAAGAAAAATGCGGAGAAAATTGCAAATTATTTCAATGTTTCTGTTCCATATTTATTAGGTTATACAGCAGAAATAGATGACTCCAACGATTGGGGAAAAATAGTATCTATTTCCTCTCAAGATCCTGACTACGAGGCTGTAAAAGCTGGTAAATCAATCTTCCAATCTCTCACCCCTCCCAATAGTGATAAAATCCTTGAGAACAACATATTTGAATACTACGTAAATTTTTATAAAGATGGTAAGACAAAGAACAAACATAATCTATCAGAGGAGGATTTAGAAAAGTTTTTTGGCGAACAACATATTAGTCACTCTTCCTCAAAAAGGCTTAACAACTTTTATCAGGCCTTAGCTTTCTTAGAAGCCGAAGAGGCTGCTGTTCTTTCATGCTTTTCTCTTTTATCAAAAGAGAAAAAAGCTGCTGTATATGAAATACTAGTAGGACTAATTTCTCCTGACAATAAATAACCCCATAAAACGCCCTCTAAGCGATTTTATAGCTCAGCTATACAAATTTATCATCACGCCTAAAACAAACGAAAATAGGGCTATTCTCGTAGCTCTCAGCACCATATAAAAACAATATTCATAAATACTTGACTAAATCCCATACTTGCTTACTGATGTTAGAAAGGTATGACTATGAAT